AAGCCGGGGTACAAACCTACAGTTTTTGAAGAAGCTACTGGTGCAGTTACTGAACCCATAATGAAGATGGGGTCGGGTCTGATTGCAAAACCTGTGTCTGAAGTGGCGGGTATCGCTGCGATGTTCAGCGATTACCTCGGTGGTAATAAAGATGGCGATCCGATGGGCTTCAAGAGGCATGTCCAGGAGTCTTTGACTTATCAGCCCCGCACTGCTGCCGGGGCATCCAAGTACAACCCACTCAATGCGATCCCTGAAGCGGTTGGTAAGGGGGTAAGCACTGTTACCACGCCAGTTATGAAGGCACTCCGAGGTGACTCTGCTGCCGATTCTGCTAGGGGTATGGCTGCGAACTTTGTGGGTGAAGCAGTGCCTCAAGCCCTTGGCATGGTGGGTGTAAAGAATGCACCGTTGATCGCCAAGCAGGTGGCTAAAGCAGGCCCAGTGGTGGGAGAAGTTGCCGCTGACGTGATGAAGAATGCTGCGTTCACCAAGCAGGCTGCTGCCCAGGCTGCTTCATCTGCCGACTGGCAACGTGCCGCTGCAATCGACGCGGCGAAGAAAGCCGAAAAACACGGCATTCTGATAGACGCTTCGGTTAGTAACCCTACATTATCGAACCGACTGACAGGTACGGTGGCGGGTGGCTCTACGAAGGTCGGTGAAGGTATGGCGAAGGCGAACGCAAACCGCTGGGGCAATGCTTACAAACGTTCAGTAGGACTGGATATTGAACAGCCGTTGAACTTGGCTACCTACGAAGCGTTGCGTACCAAAATGGCAGCGCCTTACCGTGAAGTCGCCAAGATGGGCGATATGGTCGCAGATGAGGGCATTGTGAAATCGCTCAACTCAATTAGTGTTCCTGACGTTATCGCAAAAGAAGCCGCCGCACCCAAGATGGCACATATAGTTGATGCCGCAGTTGCGAAAGCCGAGCGCGGGATGAATGGAGCACAGATTCTTGAGGAAATCAAGACATTACGCAAGACAGGGAACTCCCTCAAGAGCAAATCTGCCGACCCTATTTCTCTTGCTGAGGGGAAAGCATATCTGGAAGTAGCAAAAGTATTTGAGGATATGCTTGACAAGAATCTTGTCAATAACCCGAAACTATTAGATCAAGTTCGCAAGGCACGTACTGATATTGCACAGAGTTATGTAGCGCAGAATGCCACAAACCTAACCACTCATCGTCTTGACCCAACCGTGTTGGCAAAGCAGATTGCCGATGGGGAAAAACTTACGGGTACTTTGGCAGACCTCGGTGACATTGCTGGTAATTACCCACACATTGCCAAAGTTGACCCGACTGTTTGGGATACTGCGAAAATGCACCTGAGTCGCGCAGGTGTCGGCGGCAGCTTGGGATTTGCATTAGGTTCTCCATTCGGTATACCCTTCATAGGCGCTGCGATTGGAGGCGGTGTCAGCGAGGTAGTGGGTAAGATGGCGAACAGTAAGATGCGTTCTGCTGGGTATCAGGCTAAGAATGCAATACCTTTGGATCGTAGAATACCTCTGAAGGGTATGCTCACAGGAACTGAACAATGACCTACTTAGAACTCGTCAACTCGGTACTCCGCAGACTGCGCGAGAACACCGTCGCCACGGTCAGCCAGTCGGCATACTCGCAACTGGTGGGGATGTACGTCAACGACTCCAAACGCCAGGTGGAGGACGCTTGGGGGTGGGAGGTTCTCGGCACCAGCTTGCCAGTCACCACTGCCCCCGGCACCACGCTCTACACGGTCACGGGATCAGGTATCCGTCAGCGCGATGTGTCAGCCAATATCACCAGCAGTGGACAACAGACCTCTATTCGTCAGCGTCCTATCAAGTGGATGCAAGATCAGCAACAACTGACTACTGTGCAGTCATCCCGACCCGTGTACTTCGCATGGAACGGGAACGATGGTATAGATAGCAAGGTCGAACTGTTCCCCACACCGGACGGCATCTACAACATCTCGTTCAACATGACGGTGCCGCAGGTGAGTCTGACGGATGACGCCGATGTACTGATGGTGGCGTCTGAGCCTGTGATCGCTGGCGCGTTCGCCCGAGCACTAGTGGAGCGTGGTGAGGATGGTGGATTGTCCTCCAGCGAGGCCTATAGTGTATTCAAGAGTGTGCTGTCCGATTACATCGCACTGGAGTCTACTCACTCTGACTCCAATGACTGCTGGGTGGCTGTGTAATGGCGTCACCCATCGTACCGATCAGCCTGTCGGCTCCAGGGTTCTACGGATTGAACAGTCAGGACTCACCCACCGACATGGACCCTAAGTTCGCACTTGATGCGACGAACTGTGTCATTGACCGTTCTGGTCGAGTGGCATCACGCAAGGGGTGGCTGGCACAGCACACGACTCTGGCTGCGCTCGGTACATCCGACGTAGATGCTCTGGGCGAACTGATCGACCCCGCTGGTGCCAGCACCATCATTGCTGCAGGTAACAACAAGATTTTCAAGTTCACCGGCACCACGCTGGTCGAACTTACCTACGGTGGTGGGGGTGTCGCGCCCACTATCACCGCAAGCAACTGGCAGATGTGTTCGCTGGGGACAGCGATCGTCCTGTTCCAGATCGGTCACGACCCACTGATATACGATGCGACCATCTCCACCAGTGCATACCGCAGACTAAGTGAACACGCTACTTACTCAGGCACTGTGCCCTTGGCAGACTGCGCCATCAGTGCGTATGGACGGGTATGGGCTGCAAGGACTACCGCCAACAAGGTCACTGTCACATGGTCTGACACATCTACCTTCCAGAAGTGGACAGGTGGTACTGCCGGGTCACTCGACCTGACAAGCGTATGGCCTGCTGGTGGGGATGAGATTGTGGCCCTATCTGCACACAATAACTCACTGATTATCTTCGGTCGTCGTCAGACACTGATCTACACTGGCGCACTGACGCCCTCCACTATGAGTCTGGGTGACACGATCACGGGCATCGGCGGCGTGGCTCGGGATAGTGTGCAGATGACGGGTGAGGATGTGATCTTCCTATCTGACAGTGGTGTGCGCTCCATCAGTCGCACGATTCAAGAGAAGTCTGCACCGATGCGCACCATCAGTCGCAACGTGAACGACGACATTCAAGGCTACATCGGGTCAGTGGCGGCAGTGGACGCTAAATCGGTCTATTCTCCTGCCGACGCTTTCTACCTGATAACCTTTCGTACCAGTGGGATGACGTACTGCTTCGACATGCGATCCCCACTTCAAGATGGTTCTGCCAGGGCGACTGTGTGGACGAGTATCAACCCAAGGTCGTATTTGTTCACCAAAACGCGCGAACTGTTGCTCGGCAAGGCAGGGTACGTTGGTAAATATTCGGAATACACCGATAACGGCACAACCTACCGCATGACATACGCCACCGCGTGGATGGACTTCGGTAAGCCACTGGCGCTATCCATCCTCAAACGAATCATGATGGTGATTCTCGGTGCCCAGGATCAGTCTGTTGTGTTCAAATGGGGATTCGACTACGCCGGTGGTACAAGTAGTGAAACTGCTACGTTGGGAAGTGTGACTGCGGCTGAGTATGGTGTAGCCGAGTACGGGATTGGTGAATATAATGCCAATCAGATAATCAATCTGATTTCGATACCTGCCTCGGGCAGCGGTAATGTCGTTCAGGTGGGGTTTGAGGCGCAACTGGCACTGAACTCTATCTCCATCCAAAAGATCGATGTTCATACGAAAGAGGGAAGATTGTAATGTCTTACACAAAACTGACTGACTTCGCAGCCAAGGATGCGCTGCTATCCGGCAACCCCAGCAAGTTGCTGAGGGGGACTGAAATTGGTGCTGAGTTCGATGCTATTGAGTCTGCGATGGCAGTAGCCTAGGCAGTGAACATCACAGCGCCCATCATTGCAGCCTCGACCTCCAAGACCACTCCAGTGGACGCAGATGTGCTGCCGATACTCGATAGTGCTGCCGCCAACATCCTGAAGAAGGTGACTTGGGCGAACGTCAAAGCTACTCTGAAAACATACTTCGACACGTTGTATGCAGCAGTCGGTTCATTCGCAGCATCCGGCGCAAATGCTGACATCACCAGCCTGACCGCACTTACCTCGCCAGTCTCAGAAGTTCGCCAACTCCAGCCCATCACAGCGGCGATTGCATCCAACGCAATCACCGTCACACCGTCTGCACTCTCTCTTGAATTCCGCAACACCACTCTGACCAACGGCGCTGTTTCCTTTGTTGAAGGCACTCCCGCTGCTCTGGTTATCGCATCGACAGACAGCTTTGGCCTAGTCACAGCCGCAGGCAATCAGCGCATCGCCATCCTCGCAATCAACAACGCAGGCACGATTGAACTTGCAGCCTCGGCTCTGGCTGGTGGCGTGTCTCTGGACGAAACAGGAGTGATTACCACTGCAACAGCAGCAACGCTTGGTACACACATCAAGGCAGCGAATGTACGCACGGGCGTGGCTTACCGGGTCATTGGGTTTGTCGATGCAACGTTCACCACAGCAACCGGGTGGGGTTCTCTTGCTCTGGTGCAGGGTACTGGTGGGCAGGCTCTGGCTGCTATGTCGTCACTGGGCTATGGAGCGAGGGGCGCATCACCTGGCCGTGCTTTAAACACGACTTACTACAACACAACAAGCAGACCGATGTTTGTAGAAATTATCTTTGACGCTAACGCTCCGGGTGCGGGTCTCACTGCCGTAGTAGATGGCTCCTCACGACAAAGCAACCTTTGCCAATCTACCTCCCAAGCTGGTATGAGTATCTGCACCCTTGTTGGCCCATTCAGCAGTTACAGAGCGAATAGCAGCGGCTCAGTGACGCTCACATCTTGGAAAGAAACAACATGAACTACAAAGCCCCCGACAACTCCTTGCACTTCATTGATCCTGAGTTCGCTCACTTGCTTCCGGCGGGTT